TACAAGACATGCACACGCTCGGGGTTGCACTGCTCGATGATGCGAGACAGATGACCGTTGTAATGAGCCAACTCACGCTGACTGATAGAGCCAGACACATCGACCTGCACGACGATCTCACCCATCTCGGCAACCTTGCCTGTGCTTGGTAAGTAAGCAATGTCAGCGAAGCGACGGTTAGGGCGTGACCATGTGTAGTCACCACGAGTGTACGAAGTCATGTAACGCTCGAGTATCTCGTGCCATGGTGTGCCGGGGTCAATGAGATCAGCGATGATCTTAGCCAATGCCGCTGGCATCTTGCCCTGAGCCTTAGCCGCTTGAGCCGCCTGTGCAATCTCGACACGGGTCTCGGCATCGATGCGTGTAGCTTCTTCTGCTGTCAATGGTGAACCACGCTCGATGATATCGTCACCTGTACCGCCGGGGCCGGGGCCGTCACCGTCAGGAAGCTTGTTGTAAATCTCGTCAACAGTCTCGTCCTTGGAGCCGGGCATGTCGACACAACCACTGATTGGCTGACCGATACCTGATGCCTTGAGCATGTCGTTGATCCAAGCGTCACCTGCGATGTTCCACTTCTTGGCATTGCGAGCGCCACGGCGTGATGCATGCTGACCGATGACATGACCGATCTCGTGGGCTAGCACGAACACGATCTCGTCAACAGACAATGTGTTGAACCAGACTGGGTTGATGTATATCTGATTGCGCTGATCGACAGCGGCTGTGGGAATAGTCTCGTCCTCGATAAGCTGGCGCTTCATAAGGATGGATGCGAAGAATGGATGCTGTGTCACGATGGACACTTTAGCTTTGTCTAGTGTAGTTACTGCCATGATTACTCCTCTGCGTTGTATTGGTTGATGGTGATTGGAAGTCCTGCGTCAAGCATTGCCGCAATTGTTTTTGCATGCGCTTTCTCTTCAGGTGTGCGAGTCGATGAGATGAGCATCGCTAGCTTCTCTCTGTACTCTTTACTGTGTGTACGCACATCAACATCCTTGCCTTCTCTAATTTCTTGGATGTGTTCAGCGGCTTTGTCTTTGTCCCACTTTGGGTTGTAGTGATCGCCATCTAACAAGTACGCCGCAAGGTCTGCTTGAATTAACTCAACGAATCGCTCACGGTGTTCTACTGCTTGTTTCGGTACACGAAGTCCATACCATGTGCGATCTGTGTACGCAACATCGAACTGCTTGCACAGATACTTGGCAAGGCGTGTGGCATGTGATGACCAGCCTCCAGTCAGAACCCCAGTCTCCACCTGCCGTTGAATAGACTTCTTGAGTCGGTTGGTGATCTTGGTTGGGTCGAACTGAATGTGCGCTGATACACCTGCAGTTGTTAGCATCCTAGATGCTTGATAAAGCGTTGGTCTCATCATATGTCCTCCTTAAAAATTGAAATCCGCCATACGAGCGGCTACTGCTTCGAGCTTGGCTTTGGCGTCGTGCCTAGCGTTCGCTGATCCTTTGATGACTTCGACTGTGTCGAGACAGCCAGTCGCCATTGCTTTGAGTTTGTTGATCTCGTCGATGAACTCGTGCGATGGGTTGATTGCCAACTTCATAGCTAAGTCACAACCTTCGATCACATTCTCGACAAGACTGTTGTGGAAACGCTCACCCTTCTGACCCTGATACTCCTGCAAGCGCTGAGTGAGTGCTGACAATGGCTTGAGCATCCTCGAAAGAATGTCTGCGTTCATTGCCGCTGATGCCTCGCTCTCTGATGCTTGGAACGATTGCAAGTCCTCGTCACTAAGATCGAATAGGAAGTGTCGTGAGTCAGGCATGGGTTGGAAGCGAATGTCAATCGACATGGCACTATCGAACTGCTCTGCTGTCGGGTAGTCATCCACACTAGCCCTACCTGCCGCGTGTCCACTGTTGCGATACATGACATCCTCTAACACTAGCTGGTCATACTGTGGCATGTAAGTGCGCTTGAGATTGTCCACTTGTGCGATGAGATGCTTAGTCTCTTGTGTGTACTCGAAGTACAAGTCATTGGGCAAGATGCGAGGGCCTGCATCCACATAGGGTAGCGTGTGCTTCTTGTGATACGCATACACCTCGTTGAACTTGGTAAGTATCTGTGCAATGGCATTGCCCTTAGACCTGAACAACTTAGTAAGCACCGTCAATGATGCGTCACCCTCCTGCCGTTGTATCTTGTCTGATAGGAATGCATCGCGTTTAGTCAATGCGACTTTGCGTTGTGTAAGCTTGACAAGGATTACCTTATCTGCCAGTTTAGTTGGTTGCATATAGGTCTTTCATTGGTTGAGAAGAATGACTGCTTTAGCCCAGTCTTTGGCTTGGTCTAATGAAGGGAATACATATTCCTCTTGTGAAGAGATGATGCGAGCCCTCCATATATGTGGCGGTGTATTGGAAGCAAACACCCTAACAATCCACGCCATCTTTTGGGGAATCTTGGTCGGTGTGTCTTGCCTGAGTAGGGTGTGCGTGTATTCGGTATTAGCCATCCACACTAGCTTCATCGCAGTACCACCGATGCCAGTAAGAACGCCTTGGCTTCTTCAAGATCGAAGAACTTTGTTGGTCTCTCGTTACTGTTTAGGCAAGCCCAGTACACCGTGCCTCCCGGGTCTAGGATGTGTGCGTACTGCCTACGCTCTCGATGGTCAGGTCTACCATCAGGAGCCACCCAAGGCCCCATCAGGAAGTGCGTGCCCATGCCGGGGTTGTAGTCCCAACTGTATGTCACATCAACACCTCAGCATTTTTGCTAGCCCACTCAACGAATGCACGAGTAGACTTGATCTGAGGACACAGCTTGATCGCATCCTTGGTAGCCATGACATTGAACTCGGGAGACATACGAGACAAGTACTTGGATACACGATCGAAGTTGTCCTTGGTAGACTTACGAGCTAACGCACCAGTCAAGGCATACAGAGTCGCAGGATCAGCAGGTACATCGGCACCAGCAGGGTCAAGCAAGATGCTCTCGATGTTAGGCAACGCTAAGTAGATACGACGAAAGCCTGTGTACTCTGCCGCCGCACCCTCACCGACCTCACCTGCACAATTGTCGAAGAAGAGTCCACTGTCCAACGATGCGGGTATCATGTTGACACGCTCCCATGAACGAGGCGTAGGATTGGCGAAGCGGTTAGGATCGAAGTCAGACAGCAACGCAGGGCGGAAGCGCAAGAACTGAATCAATACAGGATCAATGTCATTGTCTAACGCCCAGTCAGTCCAGTCATCGACATTCTCTTGGAAGTCAAAGCGACGGGTACGATTGGCTAGCTTGGATGTGATGCGATTGGCACCTGACTTGTCCTCGGTACGATTGCCAGTCGCGATGATGAACAGTTGGTCAGACAGTTGTAGTTGACCTGCACGACGATCGTAGGCAACACCGCACAAGGCGTTCTGCATGGGAATCTGAGCGTCAGACAACTCCTCTAGAATGAGTGCCGCACGACCGACACCAGCGCGTAGACGATAGAACTCCTCGGGCGGAACCCAGCGTGTGTACTCGCCTGTGTTGTTAGGTGTGCCAAGCACATCGACTGGGTCACGAAGCGAAGCCGTGAACTCTACGACATTCTCGATGCCAAGCTCACGAACAATGTCACGGGCACAGGCTGACTTACCACCGCCAGGCGCACCGAGGATGAACGGCACGACCTTGTGTCCGTTGGTTGCACGAAACTGCTCGACGATTGACGTCTTGATATTTGAATAACGCATGATTTTCCTTGTGGTTGAAAAGGGTTGGCGCGTACTGGATGCATGCCCCGATGCGTGTACGCATGAACGATCGGGTAGCCAATGAATTTTAATTTGTGTGTATGTATAGACCTGTCACTAGCGTGACAGTATCTTGGCGGCTAAGATTGCCGTTGCATACTCTTCTGCGATTGCCATCGCTTTTTCTTTTGTTGCGAATTCCATGCGCTCGACTGGGTGTGTACCGCTGTACAACGAACCATAGAACCTAATGGCAAACTGTTGCTTGTTTCGGTATACATATGCAAGGTCTCCAATGTTACTGTCGTGATAGTTACCATCGAAGCTCTTGAGTAGAACCTTTGCAGGCTCTTCCAGTCTCGCAAGCCAATAGTTATTAGCCTTTGGGTGCCATTTGATCTTCATCGCATCCACCCTGTCACGATGCGGCTGATGAGTTGCCCATGATCGATGCGTGTCAGGTGTCCGAAGCCATCGTCTACCCACATCGAGTAATGCGTGCCACAGTATGTATGTTTAGTCATTGGTATGCATCTCCACTTTGAATCGTTTACTCTGCTCATTGACATGGACAGTCGCACGACCTAAGCCCACAGCAACAAGCGCTGATTTGTATTTGCAT